TTCTTTGCGGCCGCTCCAATCTTGGGGCGTTGTATTCCATTTTAAAATTGTTTCCCTATTAAAAACTTGGCCCACGCGATCGCTGCAAAATTTACGCGTTGTTTGTATTTCGCCCCCCGCATAAATAGCATAATTTAAACCGGCTTCGGTGCTAAAATTTTGGTCTAGTTCGCGCGTATATGCCTGTAATTCGTCGGTCCCGTTTCGATAGTGATAATTTTCTAGCAAACCAAATTTGTTTTCTTTGCCTTTTATTTGTTCGGTTAGTACTTTTTTTAATTGTGTTTGGTTTCTATTGCTAACAATAGCTTTTTTTATTGTATCCTGTATATCGTTTGCAATTTGGTTATTATCGAAAAGATCATTTAAAAAACCTTCGGTTAATGTTTCGCCTCGGTTTAATATTCTTTTTTGGGCGGCTTCCGTTGGCTTAAATGGCTCGAAATAATCAACCGTTTTATTGGTTAACTTTTTGAATTGTTGGTCGTAATAGTCGAACATTGCCACGTTTACAACTTTTTTAATAAAGCGTTTTAATCCGGTGGCCTTGTTAGCCTTTTTTAAATTTACATTTGTATTTTTAATTGTATTATCCGGGTTTACCTCCAAACTAGGCAAAAAATAATTAATTACATACGCGTGTAACCGCCTTTGTAAAGCGTTTGCTTTATCTAATAAGCCTTTTTCACTTTTTCTTAACAGGGCGGCCCGTTCCCGGGCTTTTTTTCTTAATTCCGTAACCGTTGGCGGCATTAATTAGCGTTTTGTTCGTTAAAATCTCTAATCCTTCGGGGGCTATTATCTTTTATTAATTGTTGCGCGTATGCTTCCGCTTTTGCGGTTATTATTTGCTTTTGCTGGTTGTAATCTAGCATCAAAAATGCCGGTTCGTTGTTTAGTATATCTTCGGTAATCTCTTTAAAATTTAGATAAAGCGCTTTTTGTATTGACGAATCCGGTAAATTTAATATTATTTGCGTTTTCAGTTCGGCCGGTATTGTTGCGAATGGTTCAAATTTTCTCATAGAATTATAAACGCTAAAATATGCCGAATCCGTTCTATTTTGTTTGACATTTAACCGCTTGTTTATATTTTCGATTGCTTCGCTATTGGCGCCGGCTTCTTTTGCCAGCTTTAACAAGTTTAACAAATAATCTTCGCTTTCTAAATCGTATTCATTAGTATATAATAATTCGCTTTTTACGTCCTCAATTTGTAACGTTTTTGCGATCGTTTGAACGGTAAAAGTAAACAGTTTGGCCGGGGCCTTTGTGAACTCGAATAAAGCATCTTGTGCCGTATCGTAATAATTATTTATTTGTGTGGCCGTCGCGTTGGTTGTTTGCTGGTGGCTAATGTCGACGCCGAAAATAGATTCTATTATTTTGGGTGTGTATTCGTTTACATCCTCCTTTTGTTGTTTTACAATATTGAAAGGTACGTCAACATAAAAAACTAAATCTTTGGGGCTTATTGTTGTTTGTTCGCCGTCGTCGCTTGGTAGTTGTACCTCGATTACGTCCTGTGAACTTGTATGTATTTGTTTACCGGAACCGCCGCAACTAGGGCAACAATCGCCGGACGGGTGGAGCGTGCCGCCTCTACATATTGCGTGCGTGTCGGTGTCTTGGTAATCGCACGGCGTGTAATATTGTATTTTTTGTAAAAAGGCATGTAAAGTTAAACTTAAATCGTATTCACTTCCACGGTTAACAAGTTGTTTATATTCTTCCGTGGCTTGATCCCAAAAGCTAACAAAAGTTTTAGCTTCGGTTTTTTTGTCGTAGCGATAACCTACGCGCGTAACAGGCACGGCGCCCGTTTCGGATTCTACAAAAATAATAATATAATCTTTTTCGTTTTCCGTTTCTATTGTGTCAAACGTTCCGGCTTCGTTTTTAAATTGGTCGTAAAAATCCGAATTTATTAAAACTTTTTCGTCTAATTCAACGGCCATTTCTAAACCTTCGGGGGTAAAGGTATAATATATTTTTAACGGTTTTTCTTTGGTTGTATCTTCGTAATATTGGACGGTTTCGCAAAGTTCCCCAACAAAATAATTAATAACGCCTTTGCTTTGGCCGTAATCTTTAACCTCGTGGGCTGCAAATATAAACGGGTTAAAGGTATCTAAGCCGTTTATTATAGAATGTCGAACCCAATAAAAGGCGTTTGGATCAATATTATTGTAATACAAGGCGGTTTCTTCAGCCCAATTTAAAAGGCTTTGGCCGTCGTTGCCGTAATCGCTTAAATATTGGCCTATTTCGGCGCTTTTTTGTTCGTCGTCGTGTCCAACGTTCAACTTTAATTTATCGGCTCTAAAAACCCGTTTAAAAAAGCCTTCAACTTTACCAGCCACGCTTTTAGTTCGGTTTTGTGTAATTTCTACGCGTTGCATTTTTTGGGCGTCCGTTTCCCGGGGCTTATAATTTACGATCAATTCGCCGTAACCCTCGCCCGTTACTATTTGCGTGTAAAATTCCGCTAATTCACAAGTATAATAATAATTTTTATGGGTATAGCCATTTATAACCGCCTTTGTTTTATCATTCATTTTTTAGCTTTTTTTAAGCGTGTTTTTTTATTTGTTTTTATACGTTGGCCGCGTTTTGGGTACTTCGTTTTTTTAGTTTTCATCTTTTAGCTTTTTTTGTGTTTGGTGTTATTTTACCGGGTGTTTTTAATTTCTTTTTTGCCGTTGCTGCACGTTCGGCTTTTGTTAGTTTTTCCGCTTGGCTTTTTGGTAAACAACGGTATTGTTTACCCGTTGCCGTTCGCTTTGTTCCGCACGGGCCAACAATTTTACCCGTTGAATTTATAGCTACCCAATTTTGTTTTTCCCAATTTTTTAAAGAACTATCTTTTTTTGACCCGGAATATTTACCGCCGGCCGCTTTGTAACGGTTTACTAATTGCTGAGATGCGCGCGCGCTCCAGCGGTCGCCGCTACGGCTTAAACTTCGCTTTATATCCGCTTTTATTTTTTCGTATAACTTTTTATTTTTTGGTGTTGGCATATTCTAATATTTTTTAGATTTTTTCCCTTCACAATTCCAAAGCAACCGCGCAAAATCGTTAGGCGTTGCGCCTTTTTTGCTGCTTTTAATTCCAGCGGAACGGGTACAATAATTGTTACCTCTAGGCGTGCCGGGTCCTACCTTGTAGCCTTTGGCGCCGAATTGGATAACACCCGGGCCGCCGTCCGTGGGTGTGGCTTTGTACTTTTTACCTTTAGCGGTTCCGGCGCTTATTTTATATTTGCGCCCTTTTACGCTTATTGTTTTACCTATTTGAATCCTACTTTTTGCCATTATTTACCAATTTTATTTTTTACTAATTCATGACTTACTGTAAAGCTAAAGCCGCTTTTCATTAATTTAATCATTGCGGCCATATGTTTGGGCGTGTGGTGGCTAGAATGTTGTTTTAATTGGTTTTTTTGTTTCTTTGTTAATCCTGTTGTATTATATTTCATAATGCTTTATTTTTTAATTTTTGCTAGATAACCGACGCTTTTAGGATGACATAAAAAATATTCAAACGCTTGTAGCATATGGCCCCGTGGTTCGTGGCCTTCTTTATTTTTGGGTTTTGCTAGTTTGCCGTTTGCATCCTGTGTACACTCTTGTAAATCTAATAATAATTCTTTACATTTTGGACTAATTAAAAGGCGTAACGGATAAGAACCGGCTAAAACTTCGTTTAAAAATACACGGCGGCCCAACATTCCCGGACCAATGCTTCTGTATTGTGGGTTTTTATTTGGAATTCTTTTTATAACATTGGCTTGGGCTTCTATTGATAAACCAGCTATTAAGTCACTAAACAAAGTTTTTGTTTTCGTGGTGTCCGCCGTTGTACTAATTCCGGTGTTATTGTTTCCGCTTGCGTCGCCGTATAAAAAAAAGCCGCTTTTAATATCGTTGTATTTAGATTCAAAAAAAGCGCCTAAAGCCTTGGCGTTATTTTGTGGGCTTTTTAAAGCGAATTGATCCAATACATTTACTTGTAAATATTCGCGGTAATTTTTCCAATAAGAATCTTTTATATATTCTAT